ACAATCTTTTTTTTTTTCGGACTAACCAATGTTTAATTGTTCCACATATTTTATCAGATATTGAACTTGCAATTATTTGCTCATTGTCATATAAGAATTGAATTTGACTTGAAACATTATCACGATTAAAACTTCCAAACACTTTTTCAAATGCTAAAAATATTATATCTTTCACCACAAGTTTATCTTTATACTTTTTTCCGTCTAGAAAATTCTCAACTATTAAACAAGCAAATTTTAATAATTCTAAACTATCTTTCATCAAATCTAAATTTTGAATTGCTCTTAATTTTAAAGTTAATATTCCAACAACTTTATCTTTTTTAATTTGTATCAATAAAGAATTGTTGGGCTTTACAAAAGGTATCGGGTCATTTTCCATTGTATATATAATATTATATCAAGAAATTAAATTTAATGTAAAATATATTATGCAATTCTATACGCTTCAAATCTTGAATTTCCAGATGCAAATTGTAATCTTGATGCTGTTCCAAATGATGCCTGAACTAAACAATAATAAATTGTTGAAACGGTAGGTATATAAATATTTGAACTTGTTAATACCCATTGAGATCCTATACCAAAAGTTTGAGAATTGAGTTGATTTATAGACAATCGACTCGTTCCACCCACTGAGGTACTTGATGTCGAAGGACAAGTTAATAATTGTCCAATAGTTGTAGTCCCAGTAATCACAGAAAAACACGCATTTGTATTTATAATCCATGTTCCCGCTGTTAAAGTTATATTCCCCGCTTTATAAAAACCACCAGATGTTAATGTTCCTGTTGTTAATGTTGCTGTGACAACTGTTCCAATTGCATCTAATTTTGTATTTTTAGTATTTGTATAAGCCGTTGTTTGAACACTTGCATCATTAAATGTTATTGATGAAAATGTATTAGTTCCGGTAAAAGTGACAGTATTACTAAAGGTATTAGTTCCAGTAAAATTGACAGTATTACTAAAGGTATTCGTTGCTGTAAAAGTGTTACTTGAAGCTACATTTGCTTTCATAATCATTGTTGATTGTATATTTGAAGTAGTACCTAACAAACATGCTAATTCCGCAGGAGAAATTGATGTAGTACCTCCGATACCGACATTCATATTTCCTGTTAGAGTAATGTTATTGTTAAATGTGTTGGTTCCTGTATATGTGTTATTTGAAGATAGACCAGACTTTGAATCTAATTGAGTTTGTATATTGGATGTTGTTCCATCTATGTAAGATAATTCAATTGGTGTAAGTGTTAATGAATTTGCTATAACATTTCCCGTAAAAGTGACAGTATTACTAAAGGTATTCGTTCCTGTAAATGTATTATTAGATGTAGCATTAATTTTTGCATTTAATTGAGTTTGTATATTACCAATAGTTCCATCGAGATATGATAATTCTATAGGTGTTATTGTTGTTGAATTTGCGACTATATTTGAATTTATACTTAAAGTTGAATTCATAGCAACAAAAGCATTAAATTCTGCATCTCCATTAAATGTTGATGTTCCCTCACAAGTAAAAGGAACCAATGAATAAACACCCGTATAATGCGTTCTAAAAGTATTAACTAAAGTAGATGAAGAATCCAAGGAATATAAATTTGTATAATCATTTGAATTTTGATTTTCAATTCTTAATCCATTAGATATTGCCCCGCCACTTTGATAATATAAAATACAATTATAAGATGGACCTAATCTTATATTTCCTGTGATGTCAATTCCATCTTCACAAATATGTTTGACCTTACTCCATATATTAGCATAATTCATTCTTAATGTAGGAGTTTCAACATTACTCAAATCGTTATGTGTAAAATTTGTATAAAATACAGTATAATTATTTAATCCCTTATTATAAAAAACTAATCCGGATGTATCTAAATTATTTGGTATATATTTTTGAGATGCTCCAAACCACACACCTGTATTGTTAGCATCTCCCAATATAATATGATTATTATAACTAAGGGTTAGCCAATTATTAATATATGTAAATAAATTAGTATATACTTGCTCATAATTAAATTGAAAACTTTTATAACTACCAGATGGGTCTTTAACAAGGAAATACATATACTTTCCAGGAACTTCTAAACTAAATACAAAGCCATACATAGGATCAGAATAATAAACATTAATAACTTCTGTTGGATTGATTGGATTATGTATTGTTAATGTTCCTGTCATATCAATATCATCATTAATAGTTGTTTTCCCTTCAATTTCAACTAAACTATGACAAATTAAACTATTATCAACAGTAAGAGCACCTCCACAAACAATAGTACTATTAGTATAAAGTTCATTATCTATTGTTGTTCTTGGAACTGGCAACGCAGAACCATCATAAGTTATCCCCGTTAAATTGATCGTATTTGTTTCAACTTGATTTACTATATCATTTATATCAACTCCTCCAACAGTCAAAGAATCATTTACAACTGAATTAGTTGCCTCAATATTATCAGCATATATATTTATCAAACCATTCATAGAACGATTATTTGTATATTTATTGTTTAAACTTGTCATTATAAAATATCTATATATTTTATTTAGAAATAAAAAACTTTTAAACTGGCTCAAAATATAATGTTAATATATATGAAGCTAACATAGAAATATCATAAAGTCCCATATTGTCACTCACAATTCTTATCAGAAAGTTTTTATTATTAGGTCTTCCATTTAAATAAACAGGTGAGTTAGTTGTTCGATCAGCAAATAAATAATGATTTGCCCCAGATACATGTCTTTTTCTTAATGAACCAATGTATTGCGAACTTGGTGCACCGTGATTATTTACTAGACAAGTATAAGTTTGTGTATTTTCTCCGAAATCAATATAGATACTAGCACTTGAGGCAGTTGCGAGAACATAATTGGCATTATCACTTGCAGTAAAGGAAAATGATAAATAATAAGGAACATCAGGAAAGACTGTCCAATCAAAATTATAAATTGCATAATTGGCATTGCCACCTGATCTAGTAAGTGAACTGATAACTAATGTAAAAGGTTTTTTAGTATTTACCTTTAAATCATTTCTCATATCTTGTGGAAAATTAAAATTCATTTATATATTATATTTAGATAATTATTTTTATGCAACTCCAAATAATCTTCTCCCATCATTTACAATATCTCGTCCATCATTCTTAATAATTCGTCTTATATTTTTTCCTCTTTGAACTGAATCATCAATTCTTTCTTGTGCTTTATCAAATTTCCTATTAAATTTATCTTGTATTTTTTGTGTGTTGTCCACAATTCTTTCTAATCTGTTTGAACCTTTATCAAGAACATTACCTAATTTACCAGAACCCATAGCAACTGCTTTTCCTGCCCCTTCTAATTCTTCGATTCCTGTGGCTTCACCAACTTTTTGAACAATTACACCACCTTTATGAATTATATCAGATGCCCTTCCTAATCCCTTTGAAACTTTTAAAGCGGTATTTGTTCCTTTTCTAAACATGGTATTTACACCTTTTTGAACTTTGTTTAATTTTAGCATAATATATATATTAATGATATATATTATTTATATCTTCATCAAACAATAATTCATTAAAACCGTCAAAAAATCTCTGAGAATTTAAATTAACAAATAAATATTTATATGGTTCATTATAAACTAAATTAGTGATTTCGTCTTGGTATTTTTTTTTATCTTCAATTACTTCTGAATATATTACACTGTTCTCTTGTTTGCTTACACGAAATATAAAAATATTTGAAAATAATTTTCTGATATCTTTTGGAACTGAATACCAAGTTTGAACTAAAAAAAATATTGATGTTCTTAAATGTCTTCTGTTAAAAATTAATTCTTTAAATAACTTTAATGTTTCATGATTTTTTAAATAAGCCGTCATATCATCAAATATTATACAATTATTATATTTTTTATCTTCATTTTTTATCACATCTATAACAACTTGTAAATTTTCTTCATTCAATTCATCAAACTTTTGTTCATCTGGTATTTTCTCAAATAAATTATCTTTCATAGATGCTCTTGAATGTGATGGTTGAAATAAAAATACATTGTGAAATACTTTTCTAAATAATTTAGGGCTTTTAAAAAAAGAATATAATAAAGATGTTTTCCCGCTTTTTGGCTTTCCAATAAATAAATTTGTTTCATGTGAATTCATAAAAGATGTCATTTCATAATTATTTAATTTTTCATGCAATAATTCATCACACAACATTTTACATGGAACTATATTTGGACTTTCATTAATTTTAATTTTTATCATTCTATATATTATATCAATAAAATATTTTATGATTTTACAGAACATTGACGATTTACTAAATCAACCTCAATTAAAGCATCATAATTTATAACTAATGTAACAGTTGAATTTGAAGCACCAATTGCTGTTCCTGTTGTGATTCTATAAGATATTGGAGAGTTTTGGGTAGAAATTCCTGTCAAGAGTGAATTTGAGTTTAATTTTTCTGTTGATGTGCCAATATAGCATTTAGCAGGTGAATTGACAGAGTTACTATTTCCGGGAACAGTTGATACTTGACCGAATTCTAAAGAATTAATTGAAAACGAATTATTTTTATCATATACAGAACCCATTGCAGTTCTTAATTCTTGTAAAATACCTGCTTTATTTGTTTTTGCTGATAATGGTTTTTGTGGATATTGAACTCCACCAATTACAAATGAGTATTCACCTTCACCAGAAGTTAAATCAACTGAATCAAATCGACCGTTTGAAGCTGCTACTGCGGTTCCATTGACAGCAAATATAGATTTTACAGAAGCATATCTTTGATTAAAAATTAATTCATTTGAACCAACAGCATTTGCATTTAAAGTATTTGTTGATGAAGCAAATGATTGAGATTTAATATACACTTTTTCACCCATACTTCTCACCATTGATTCAACATTACCACCCATATCAATAACTTTGTATCTTAATTCTACATTTGTTAAACTCCATGTCGCAGGTGCTACGATATTACCCCCATCACCTCTAAACATTGTGGCACGTGATTCGTGGGTTAACACAATTCTTACTTGAGGCATTGCAAACAAAGGAAGTAATTTTTCGGAGTTTGACAACATTGACATAAGAGGACCAGAAAAAGAGCCTGTTAAATTTGCTGCACCAGTAATTAAAGTTCTTCCATCCAATTCTTCTAAGTTTGGAATCCCAGTATTATCACCACTGGCTTTATTATATCCAAATGCAGATTGAAGACCATATTTTTCTGAAACGGATAAAGTTAAATTTGAAAGCATATGCATCATGACATTATAATTTTGCATTGAATCAACAGTTTGACTCCCAATTTGGAGATCTAATCTATTAAAAGGTGTATATACTGGACATCCAATTAATTTTGGTGTATGTGCTACGTCTCCTAATGTTGCTGTCCATGTATAACTTATATACATAGAATCGGGAACAAGAAATCCTCGATTTAATAAGTCAAATATAATTTGTTCTCCCTCACCGAATTTACTATTATTAATTGGTGATGTTGCTACATTTATTTGCTGTGTTCCTTCTGGAAGTGTTGGAAGTGATTCTTGATAATTAATACTTTGTGGTAAAATTACAGACATTTAATTTGATTATATATAATTACAAAAGAAATAATTATTTTTTTCAATTAATTTATATTTCCAAAAGTATTATATAACAGTAAATCTAAATCATCTTGGACTGTTTCTTGATTTGGTTCTTCTTGTATATTACTTTGTTCTTCTTGATTTTCTTGAGGTTGTTCATTATTTTCAATTTCTGGTTCTTGACTTTGTTGAATTATCTCATTAAATCTTGTCAGAGTTTTATTTGGTCTTCTTCTAACTAAAGTTAATACAAATGTCATTGTCCAATTAATATTATTAAAGTTAATGTAATTATTATTATCATCAATAATTGAAATATCAAAACCATCCAATGAAATGTTATTTAAAGTTGCTTTGATATTTGACACATTAGTATATTGAATTAATCCAAAATTTCCGACTTCAATTGGTAAGGTAATCAGGGTAAAATCAATATTATTTGTTGAAAATTCATAACTACATATTTTTAAACTTAATGTTCCTAATAAATTTAATGGATATGGTGAGATTATTTTTTGACTAACAGAAGTATAATTCGTTCCAACTACAAATCCTAAAGCCTCATAAATTGTTGAACCTGATGAAATAAGACTAAATGAACCAGTAGTTTTTGTTATAGTTAATAATCCTGTTGTTGATGAAACTTCTAATGTAATATCAGTAATACTATTATTTGTCAATTGATTTTGTATTTCTATAATTAATGATGTTGCGTTGTAATTTCCTCTTATTAAAGTCAAAGTATATACTGTGGCACCAATTTGAATTTTTAATATATTATTATACACATTGATATTATAAAAACTAAATGGTATTTGGGCATTTTGAATACTTATATATCTTTCGATTATATCTTCTTCATCTTTGAGTAATCCATTAAAGGAGAAATACACATCAGACAAAAAGGTTGAATTACTCTTTAAACTATTTTTTGAATTTAAATTTATAATTTTCGTTTCGGTAAAAGTTTCCATTATATATAATTAAAATACATAATAAAATTAATTTTGATTTTCTGATTTATCCTTTAGTCTCGTTAATGCTTCTTCAATTAATCTCTTTTCATTAGATTCTATTTTTTTAATCAAATTTAAATAATGTTCTCTTACTGTTTCTCCTAAATCTGGTCTTGATGCCAAATATATTTTATAGGTTTCTGCATTATTTTTATTTAAAAATGGACTTACTTTTTCCAATCCTTCTAATGTACATTTATTATTATTTATATCATTTTCATTTAAAAAACTAATATCATAAGATTTACTTCGTCTGGGAATCATTCTATATATTATAATAAGAAAATAAATTTATACAAATATTATTTTTGGTGTCTTTGGTTGGGATTGTTGTGG